TATAACTAATGCGTACATATTAACTCTCACTTAAATTTAAGGTTCTACCTACTTCTTGCCATACGGCCCCATTGTATCTAAAAACTAATATATCAGTTTTACCATCTGTTGAAGTAAATGTTGGTGCAGTTGATGCTGCAAATTCAAAAACAGTATTAAATGCAATTGTGTGCGAACCATTGTAATTAATTTCTAAGCAAATAAAAGATCCTTCAACATTGTTTGTTGGTGCAGAGAAAGTCGTGTTTTCAGTTGTTAAATGATATGCGTTTGGTTTTGCTTGTGCGTCCCAAGCTACTGCGTTTGATGATGAAGTTAATGCTTGTTGGGGTATGTAAGCAAGATCATTGAATTTAATTGTTCCTGTTCCATTTGTTGTAAATTGAATATGACCATTAGCACCATCTTCTAAAGTTATGTTTCCAGCGTTAGTGCCATTATTTGTATTAAGAATTAAATCTCCTGTGCCTTGTGTCGTTAATGTTGCATTTGCATCGTTATCTCCAATTTGTACGGTGTCAGCACCTAAATTTACATCTCCTGTGCCATTTGGTATGATATCAATATCCGCATTTGAAGTAGAAACGATATCATTTCCATTTACATCTAAGTCACCACCTAATTGCGGTGTAGTATCTTCAACTACGTTTGCGATACCAGTTCCAATTGAAAGAGTTTTAATATCTGGATTTGTACCATCATTAGCTGCAGCAAAAATAATTTTATCACCTTTATCTGTCGCTGAGAAAGTAAATGTTGATCCTGAACCCGTTGCATATTTAAATTGAACAGTATAAGATCCTGAAGTTGAATTTCTTAAAATATAAAAAGTTTGAACATCAATTGGAATTGTCACAATTTGATTTCCAGTAATTGTACCGGTAAACTCAATCATTCTGTGCGCAAGTTCTGCACCTGTTGATCCATCAGACACAGTTAAAGCTGTAGTTTGTGCACCACCCGCAATTGACTTTTCAATAAAACCACCAGATATTTGTTCTATGAGTTGTAAATTCGTATTGGTCTTTGTACCCCAAGTACCTGCGTTTTCTCCTGTTGCCTGTAATTCAACACCTAACGGTGTATATGTTGAAGCCATATTTTCTCCTTATGCCACGTCACTATAACTTGTATTTGATCCTGTTGCAACATTGGAATACGTATCATTCGACCCTGTTGAAACATTAGAGTAGCTAGAGTTTGATCCAGCTGCAACATCCGAATAAGTGTCATTCGAACCCGTTGAAATATTAGAATACGATGTATTTGAACCAGTGTCAATATTACCAAAAGCTTGAATACCAATAATCCCTAAAGTCGATGTAATCTGACTCGTTGAAAGATCTTGAATTATATCATCTAGAGCGATTGAGCCCACTGCAGAGGTTGCCGCTATTCCTGTTAAAGGTTGACCTATTTCAGAAACAGTTGATCCTAAGCTAAAGGTTGCAGCAATTCCTGTAATTGGAACAAGTTCTGTGCTAGTAATTTCAATAGATCCTATTGCTGTGGTTGTTTCTTCCCCTGTAATTGGAACACCAATTTCCAACACTGGAGTTCCAAGTCCTGATGTTGCTGCTTGACCTGTTATTGGAATAGTATTTTCTAAAGTGATAGATCCTAAATTTGTTGTTGCTGCTTGACCTGCGACTGCAATCGTTGGACCAATGGTTGTGACTACAGATCCAATCGCTGTCGTCGCCTCTTGGCCACTTACAAGTTCACTTGTTTGAAGTGTAATACTACCTAAAGTAAATACTGCTTGTAAACCAACTGGATTGATAACTTTGTTATTAGAATCACCATAAGCAAGGTCGCCCCAACCTTCACGTCCCCAACCAACAAGAGTTCCTGCATTATCTAAAACAGGTGTAGCAAAGTCCGCTTGTTGTCCTGTTAAGACAACAACTTCTGTGAGAGCAATATTAAGATCATCAACCTCACCCACCATAAAATCACCAGGACCATTCATGGTCAAGATGTAAGTCATTTCATGACTTAAAGAACCTACAGCTGTAGTTGCAGATTGACCTGATAAAGAATATGAAAATTCTAAAGTAGGACTACCTACAGAAACTGTTGAGCTCACTCCAGTTAAAGCAGCGATTGAAGTTAAATCTAAAACAGGAGTTCCAAGTGTGGTTGTTGCCTCTTCACCTGTTAGTGAAACAATAGAAGTTAAATCAAATGTAACGCTACCAATATTTGTGCTGGCTTGTAAACCGGTTAAAGTTACGGTTTCATCCGCAAGGTTTCCCCATTCACCATCATTCCAAGCTTTTGCTCCATAACCAGTAAAAAGTAAATCACTTTCATCCCAGTAAGCTTGGCCCCAGGTAAATCGTCCCCATCCCGACATGGGTTATCCTCTATGCGATTCTAATGATCGCGTTAGATGCGTCTGCTGTTGGAAATTGAATTGTAAAAGTTCCGCTTGATACTGTTTTATCCCCACCGAAAGCGATGACAGCAACAGCTTTGTTAGATTGCGAAGAGTTATAAATTAATGCACCATTTGCTGTGAAAGATGCTGAAGTAAAACTCACATCTGCAAAATCACAAAATGCAGTTGTTCCAGATGTTGTTGGTGTAACACTTGTTAAAGTCGCACCACCTGAACTGTAGGCAGAACCAGATGTATTTGAAATTTCGTTTGAAGATGAAAAAGCAGTTGTCGCTGCACCTAAAGATGCATCACTTGTGTATAAAGCTATTTTAAAAGTATCTCCAGATGAAGCGGTAAAGTTATGTGTTCCCACTAAAATCTCTTGCTTAAAACTTGTGCATATCGCCGATGTAATTGCCATAAAACTCCTAACTGTTTGGCTGTTTTGATTGTAAAGGAATTCGCATAGTTCCGTCTGTGTAATCGTCTCTTCTGCGTCTTCCAATTTGCTCCACAGCAAACTTTTCTATCTCTTGTTTATACTTGTTTTCATACAATTGCAACATGTCTTGTGGACCTTTTAAATAGCCATAAGTTTCTGCTAAACAACAGTATAAAAGTCCATTTGGAAAATTTAAGCTAATATAATTAGTAGTATTATCTGAGGCTAAAGTTTCTGGCATTTTATTGTAATGCACTCTAAATTTGTATGTTGCATCCGGTACTGGAGCCATTATCATTCTTCCAGAATTAGTATCGCCATCTCCAGTAGCACCTCCAAACATCGCATAATATTTTGGTTTTCCTCTTTTATCAGACGCAGTAGATGAGATGTACTCTTGTAAATAAGTAACATCTTTTTTCTCTAAAAAAGTATTTGGCCCTGTTATAGCACTTGTCGAGTCATAAACTTGAATAGCTCTAATAAATAAAGCTCCTCCAGGAGCGTTAATACTTTCTTGTCCAACAACTAAATTACCTTCTTGTTGTTTTCGGTCTGCGTCGATTGGAACATCACGCATAATTCTATACTGAGCATTTAAAATAATGCTTTCCAAAGTATCTGTAGTTAAAACATTTGAATCTACTTCAGTGTAGTTTCTAATTTGTGTAATTAATCCGCTATAACTTAATCCTGCCATTATGGTGTTAACGTAACGGGTCCTGCTGTAACCGTCATTCCGCCTCCTTGTTCAGTTACGGTAGGAGTTGACCCTAACGTAAATGTGTAATTATTTGTTCCTGTCACTGTTATACTAAATCCAGAAGCACTTTCAAATGCTGTAAAAACCACTCCTCCAGGACTACCCTCTACATTTCTAAATACTACGGTATCAGATGATGATCTTCCGTGTGAGGGCTCTGTGACTGTAATAGTTGTTGATCCTGATGTAATATTAAAAGGATTACCAGGTAATAAATTTTGCGTTGCTGGTTCTGTTCTTGCAGGTCTTACAGTTCTTAAACCTTGAGGATCAGCAGTATGTGGTTTAGGTTCTAGTTGTGGGTGTTTAGCTTCAAATTCTGATACATGAACAAAAGATCCATTCCACTCTCTAACCATTTCTTTATATGGAAATTCTTGACCTGATCTATCAGATATAAATTTTGCGTATTTTCCTGAAGCAGTATTAGACATTTGGATAATAAGTTTTAGGGGTTATAAATGAACTAGACGAAGAACCATCTTCTTCTAAAGCACGTTGTAATTCATCTTCGTATAATAATTTTAATTCTTGAGTTCTTTGTGGAGCGTATTTAATAGATAAATAATAAGCCAAACCAGAAGACATGCAAGGAACAAATCGGTAAGGCACATCAGTAGCATTAGTATAATCGCCCACATCTTGTATTCTTTTAACATAATAATAGTTTATAAATTTACCTGCTTCACTGGTTCCAGGAGTTAAATATAAAGTTATAGTAACTTTATCAATAAACCTTTGAACAAAATATTGAGTAGGTTGACCCGTATCAGTTTTATTAGATAAAGCTTGATAAGCTGATCTATTTATTTTTGTAAGCGGTGTATCTACATTTGATGAGTTTCTAAAAGAAGCTTCTAAAACATCATCTACACCATAGACGGCAGTAGCATCAGAGGTCCCATCACCTGTTGATCTAAACATAGTGTAAACTGCTTGATTAGCAACTAACGTAATTGAATTGTTTGCAACTTCCCAGTAGTGTAAACCACGATTGGCCCACTCTTGAAACATAATATTTAAAGATCGTCTGGCACTTTTTAATTGGTAACCAGATAACCCTGACATACCAATTCTTTCGTAACCTTCTTCTATAATCTCATCAATAGAAAAATTCTTATCAAATACATGCGTTCCAGAAGTTGTGTTTGCCACTTAGACCTCCTACTTATCAATCAATAAAGTAGCTGCTTCTATGTTCGTAATCGTAGAAACTTTCATCCCACCTGGAAATAAAATTCCATCTTCAGGGAAATTCATTGAAAAAACATCTCCATTAGGAACGTCAGCTTGAAACAGAGTCGTGCTATCTGTATTGTCTTGAAGAACTATAGTTCCGGCACCACCTGCATCAGATGCTAAAATGATTCCTCTTAGTCTAGTTCTACCTGCAAATACTGCACCGGTCGCTGTAACTCTTACCGATTTTATATCGCCTTTATAACTCATTTAGATCTCCTTTTAAAGGTGCTCCCGAAGGAGCACCCTAATTATTAACTATCTGCAAAAGGTGTTGCTTCAGTACCTGTACCGATCAACACAGCTTCTACTAAATAAACGTTATCTTCAAGTGCAGTAATTGTAATTGTGCTACCTTTGTCTCCACCTGTAGTTCCGCCATTCATGCTGATAACATCGTTTGATGCTGCTGGAGCAAATGAACTATTAGTTCCATCTGCAACGTTAACAACAGTTGCGTGACCGACAAATTTGTCAGTTCCATCAGTTTTGATATCGCAATCTGTACAATCTGTGCCTACAAAAAATTTGTAAACTGCACCTAATTGATTGTTTGCGTTAGGATCGTCAGATCCAGCTGATCCGCCTTTGCTATCTGCTTTAATTGTTGGAAGTGTGATTGCACCATCTGCATCATTTACTTTAATCACTTTACCTGCGTGAGCAGCAAAAGTTAAAGTAGTTTCCGCTGTGATGTTTACAACCGCGTCAGGTCCCGCAGTAACGAATCCTCTTAAAGATTTTACCGGTCCTGAAAATGTAGTTTGTGCCATATTATTATCCTCCTAGTTTAATCAACATGGTCTCTAGGCCGTCGACTATACGCGTCCATGTCAATTTAATAATGTATAGTAAGATTTTTATATAGCAGAAAGGTCCCCTTAGCAAGTGTTTCCACTTTTTAAAAAAGATAGATCCCTAGTTAACTAGCGTAGCTGTGATACTCTAGATCTTGTGGATTCCTCTTTGGTTGCTCTTGGTTTCTCAAAATCTGTCTTATTATTTTTTTGATTTGATCTCCTAGAGCTGACATTTCAGGTGTAACCATGCCGCCATTTTTAAGATACAATTCGTTCCATCTAGACTCGAAGTGGATCTTCCTCGCGAACAACACCATATTGTCTTGAGCCATCATTAACCTCCTCATAGGTTATGTAGAATTCACTACGACCATTAAATCGTAGTTTGTTCGGCTCCCATTTTATAGTGTTTTTTCCTAGAAAGTCAATTATTTCTTTATGAACTTGAGACATGATAATCATAGAACTTGTAGTCTCTAAAATAAATTCTGTTTGATAATTTTTAGTAAATATTTTGATTTTGTATTTTGAAGTCATTTTTCCTTTCTAATTTTTAATTGGGGCCAGATTGTGTCTGGCCCCAAAAATCGTTAAAGATTATGCACCTTCAACACCGAAGATACCTCTAGGGTCAGAGACTCCAAAAGAGTATCTTTCTCTAGCTTTGTATCTTACGTTACCAGTATCGAAGTCGCCTTCCATAGCAGTCTTAATAGGTGCTCTGTCAAACATCTTCATACCATTTGGCACGTCAGTGATAATGTAGAATGAATCAGTATCAGTTAAGAAATTGTTCACTCTGTATCCTTGCGGAACCATACCCATAGATACGATTGCATTGATATCATTATCAGCTGTAGCTGTTCTACCTTGAGACTTCATTAATCTCTCCGCAGTGAATTGGTTTTCACTTGGAACGATCATTTTCACGCCTCTAGCAGCAATCTTTAAACCTCTTTCATCAGTAAGCGCAGCAATGTCAATCATTGATTGCTCTAATGAAGTTTCGTTTAAGTCAGCTTGAGTAGTTAAAGTGTTTTTGAATGTACCAGCAATTGTCGGGTGAGACGTGCTGAATAAATTAACACCATCGCCAGATTGGAAGTTGTTTGTAGAAACACTTGGCAATCCGTTGTTTAGTGGGTTAACCGCTTTAACTTGTTTTGTTTGTGCCATTGAACGTGCTAACGCTTTTGTATATCTAGACGCGAGTCTGTCATACAAGTTATCTTCAATAGCTTCTTCAGTTATCGAGAATGCAAGAGCGATTGTCTCGTGAGTGTATCTTGCAGTGAAAGTCTCTTGAGCATTGTCAAAAGCTACACCAGATCCCTCAGCTTTAACTTGCGCTGATGCAAATCCTGATAACATAACTTCTTCTTCAAACGCTCTGTCTGAAGTTTCAGTTACGTATATCTCAGCATGTTGATTTTCATACTGTTTATACTCCAGGCCGAATAGGGCATTCAAACCTGGCTCTAGTTCTTTGACTAGTTGTCCTCTAGAAATGGCCATAGTTGTATCCTCCTATTATACGCCGTTTACGTTCATGTCTAACTGATGCTCATTAATTCTAACGACCCAGTTGACATTCGCAGAACCTACATCACTGTTATCTGGATCTTTTGAAAGACCAAGAATCTGCAATGTTGCAGAAGATCCGTTAGCTAAAGTTGAGTCGTTTAACTCTACTTGAGATACGTAATCTGGTGATGAACCTGCAGCATACACGATATCAGCCACATTGAAGATATCAGTTGTTGCAGAAGCTCCACTATTATTAGTTTGTATTTCAAACCTTTCGTACGGATCATCCGTAACGAATCCTTTGATATCAGTAGCCGCATTAGATGCGTCTAGGTGATTGGCAAAGGTAGGCTTGCTTGTTGATGCGTCGGTAAAAAAGACACCTGTGATTGCACCGAGTAAAGCATCACCTGCTGCAGCCACTCCAATTGTTCCAGTGTTTAACATTTTAACTGGATCTTGGAAGTAGATCGCTGTTGCAGAAGCTGCAATATCGTACTCGGATAAACCTTGGTTATCTCTATTCTGACCGACTTTTCCAATTGGTTTTAAACCAAAAGGTGCGTCTTTGTTTGCCATATAGTTTTCTCCTTATTAAAGTTTATCCAGGGAATCGCTAAAAAATTAATTTTTCTTTGATCCACCGAAAGTTACACGAGTCTGCCTATCAATATTGATTGGCATACTACTATGCTGTTCCTTCATAAGGTCGTTGTCTAAAGCTTCGACTTGCTCTTGCGATTGTTTCGCATAATAAGCTTGTCTTTGTTTTGCGACCTCTTCCGGTACCCTTGTCAGCACAAGGCCACCTACTCCGATCACTCCTGCGTACTTTCCATCTTCGACAATTGGATAATCGCTATCTGGATATTCATCAGCTCTTACGAGTTCGTATCCTTGTCTTATTCTTCCAGCAACATTTTTCGTGTCCTGAAATCCAAGACTTTCAGCTCTTACC